GGTATACAGGGGGACAGTGATTTGTCCCCCTTATTTGTTAATTAGGGTCGCCAAGCGGGTTTGGGACTCCTACCCCTTCCCTAACCTACAAAAGTATCCAGACGACCGATAAATATATTTGAAAATTGATTTTTCAAAACCTTGAAATAGAAAAAATTTTCCCAGCAAAAAAATGAGCGAAAACCTTTTTGAAAACTTTACGGGTATATTAGAAAACTTTGATAAATTCTGCGACGAGTTTGAAAGTCGCGCCGCAGAGTCATTCATGAGAGGAGATACAAATAATGGAGAAGTCGTCAGAGCAGCCACAGCAAAACTTGGAGGAGAAACTCCTAGTGCTGTTACAGAGATTGGAGAGTCTGGAGTTGAGGGTATCTCAGTTGGAGAGACCGACGATTGCGTATAGACGCCCAACAGGGAGGGATTACGAAACATTGTCAGACACTCTAGATTATTTGCACAATAATGTAGAAGAATTACGTAATGCCAGTACCAGTACTTAATATATTTGCAAATACGGTAGGAGGGATTGGATTTATTCCACCAGCAGATGGATCTGCTGTTGCAAAATTATTACAAGAAAACCCAGACGTACCAAATTATTACGGGAGATTTTATCCGAAGAACACTGCGGATGAGTTAGATATCTATTCACCTTCGCTAACTACGGATACACCTCCCTGGATGCAATGGGAGGAGATGGGAGGTACTGATATCTGGATGATAGGAGGTGGTACATTTGGTGGAAGGGAGAAGATCATTGATATGCAAGTAGAGGTAACTCATATCAATGTATGGGATAGGGGATCATTTTTTGTAGATGATCAGAGTGTGCAAGCAATCTTAGGACCTGTTCCAGATGATGCATTTCATACTGAGAGGAGGAACTTATATTATAAGAAGTATAGTAGTTCATATTATAATGAATTGTATGAAGGCAGTACACCAGTTGGGTTATATGACGATCCTAAAGAAGCCGATACAATGGATCCTGGAATTGTAATAGAGAACAATTCAAGTCAATACTTACCAGACCTTTTAGCAAGTCCATTTGTTCTCAATGGTATGTTAGGATTATGTCAAGTCAGTGGAAAGATAACAGATTTTTCATTTTATGATCATGAGATGATTATAATCAATGGAACGAAGTTTGGTCAAGTACAATATGATACAGTAGCAAGGAATTATTACTTTGCGAATGCAACAACACCAGAAGAAGAGATTGATCTATTACAGAATGGATATGATGCAGATCGGTATGCTGAGATTTTTAGAGTCAGAAGTGATGGTGTATGGGTAAAGAAAGGTTTAGATATTGTACCAGATCAAGGTCAACCTGCATTGGAGACAAGTGATGGTAGACCAGATGCTGTGTATGGATGGAAGTTATTAGAACGTAATGGCAAACTCTATAAACCAGATGCATATTCATTTAAGGATTATTTGAAGATATCAGAAGGTGGAGATTCCTTTTGTCCTATATGGGATGAATTTACTAGTAATTCACCAGCATTAGATGCAGAAGGTCAACCATATACAGAATATGAAGCAGGTTTGATATATGATACAAGAGTATCAGAGTTAGATACAATTGTTATAACATTCAAAGTAGCATGTCAGACAATTATTATACCTGATGATGAATTAGAGTATGGATTTGAAGAAGAGGAAGAACTTGAGAATCTTCTTGGTTTGGGACTAGAACAATATAGTTCAGAATTACTTTCAAATATTTGGTATTTCTATATGCCAGTAAGGTATAATCCAATATACTTGGGAGATATATTAAATACTTACATCAATAAATCAGCATCTGTTCAAGAAAATGGCTAAACCCGTCGCTTTACACGTACCAGTACCTTACCCAACCCACTTCCCATTCTTACCACCATTTTACAATACGCCTGGAGTAGGTCATTCCGCTACTGTGTATATGAATGGTCTTCCTGTGCATCGAGTAGGAGACACATCTGATATTCATTGTATACCTGGCACAGTACCACCTGTATGTGATGTTGATATTGTTATTGAAGGTGCATATCCTACTGTGATTTGCGAGGGCAGACTCCTGGCACCTGTGGGAGCAAAGACAACTGGAGCATTTATCGCAGGTCCAGCAGCGACTACTGTGATTGTCAAAGATTAGTTTTTGTGGTATACTAATAAAGTCTTTTTGGAAAACATATGGCACGAAGTAAAATTGGTCTAAGTGGTCAGCAAATGATTGAGTCCACTCCTAAGTGTACTCGTCAGGGCAAGAGCAAGAATACAAAGTATGCTGCTACCTCTCGTAATAAGGCACGTAAAAAATATCGCGGTCAAGGCAAGTAATGAAAGATTTACTGTTCATCTCACAGGATAAAGAGATGGCACTCATTCAGGAGATGTCATACAAAATTCAAATGTCAGGTTGGGATATTCACCCCAGCAAGACATGTTTTTTGTGTGTTTCTCCTGATTACTCTAGTATTGTTACACAACATCTCTCGCATTCATTATCAATGGATCGGGAGATTTTTCATATAGAGGCAGTCAATGTGCCATTTCCTGATGAAAACCCTTCCGAGTACATGATTAACTTTGAGTTGAATTTTGCGGAATGGGTATTGGATTGGGATAACTTTGTACTTTGTGAGGCAGGTGTTATCAGAGGTGGGAACTATACTTGGATTACTCAGAGTATGGAAAAGTTCTCCGAGAAGAATTACTACACTTTATCTCTATGTGAGAATATTCATAGTAAATATAAGAGTGATCTGGTCTCATTGTATTATGATGACAATGGTGAAGATTTACATTTCTGGTGGGAGAGACCAAATAATCATTGGACCTAAGCGCCGAGCGAGAGGGATAGTAACCCCGTAAAAAGTTCTAATAAAACTTTCTAACGGAGAAAACCAATGGGACTATTTCCTGTAGACAAAAGTGAAGAGTTTGTACAAGAAGGTATGACACTGATCACCGAAACAGACAGTGATCGTCTTCTAGATGCCGCTGCAAGGAAGCGTAGAGCACAGAAGAAGGAAGAACTATACCCTCTTCCCGAAGACCGTCTAGAACGCCCTTGTGGAGGCGCGGGCGGATTTGATGATTATGTCGAGCGTTGGCACGAGTGAGATAAATAGAAACAGCCTATTGCTGTGTCTAAATGCCTACCTTTCAGACATTTAAGGATCTGAGTGTTACATTCAAGAAACATCCAGTTACGGATGACTTGGTAACTATTAAGGATAAGGCAGCGATTTCACAAGCGATCACTGCCTTACTTCTTACTAATAAAGGAGAAAGACCATTTCAACCTGATTTGGGATCTAATATCAAGCGAGTTTTATTTGAACCATTAGATTTTGGTTCTGCTGGTATTGTTAGAGGAGAAATTCTCTCAACACTAAAAAGATATGAACCAAGAATTGTAGTTCAAAATATTGGTGTATTTCCAGACTCCGTGAATAATGGATATAATGTTGAGTTGGAATATAAGATTATTGGTCGTGATGATCAGACAATAGCAGTAGAATTCGTTCTAGAGCGTACACGATAATGCCTTACACTCAGGTTGCCAATTTAGACTTTGCTGATATCAAAGCTGTTCTCAGAGAATACATGAGAGCACAGTCAGATTTTACTGACTATGACTTTGAGGGCAGTGCATTAGCGACTCTAATAGACACACTCGCCTACAACACTTATTATACGGCGTTTAACACTAATATGGTAGTCAATGAACTATTCATTGATTCTGCCACCCTCAGGGACAACGTGGTCGCCTTAGCGAAGCAATTAGGGTACAGACCCAAGTCGATCACGTCTCCGACAGCATATGTATCATTTGCAGTTGCATATGGCAACTCAACAACTGATACTGAACTTTCACTGAAGAAAGGAACAGGATTCATTGCTTCATATGATAATTCAATATATCAATATGTTGTAACTGAAAATGTGAAAGCACAGGTATCAAATGATCAAGCAATATTTGAAAATATTCCTGTAAGAGAAGGAACATTTGTAACAAATACATTTACTGTAAATAGTTCGTTACAGTCACAAAGATTTATATTAGATAACAAGAACATTGATACTAACACTATCCGAATAGAAGTATTTCCTACTGGTGGTAGTTTTAGCGAACCTTACACTGTTTCCGATAATATTCTTGATGCTAATTCAGAATCAAAAATATTTTTCTTAGATGAAATTGAAGATGAAAGATATGAAATTATTTTTGGTGATGGTATTTTAGGGAAAAAACTAGAAAACGGATCACGAATTGAAATTTCGTATATTACAACAAATGGACCAGAGTCAAATGGAGTGAAAACATTTGTTTTCTCTGGTGTTCTCGAAAATCCAGAAGGAGTATCACCAAACAACTACACAGTTACTATAAACTCAACGGTTGCTTCTTCTGGTGGTGAGGAAGTAGAATCTATCAAGAAGATTAAGTTCAATGCTCCAAAATCTTATGGAGCACAAGATAGAGCAGTAACAGCAGATGACTATGGTGCTATTGTCCGTAAGATATATCCAGCAGTAAGTGATATTATTATTTTTGGTGGCGAGGATCAAGATCCACCAGAATATGGAAAAGTTTTTATTGTACTAAAACCATCTGATGCTTCTTATCTAACTTCTTTTACAAAAAATCAAATTGTAGAAGAGTTACAAAAATATGTTGTAGCGTCTATCGAACCAGTAATTATCGATCCCTCCATACTTTATATTGAGATGTCTAGTAAGATTTACTATGACAAAAATAAAACAGATAAAACTCCATCTCAAATTAGAGATATGGCAATAGGATCAGTACAGTCATATTTGGACAATTCAAACACTGAAAAGTTTAATGGCAAGTTCAGATACAGTAAATTTATTGGTGTAATTGATGACTCTGATGTCTCTGTAAATTCAAACCTAACTGAGATAACAATGAGGAAAGATTTTTATCCTCAGTTAAATTCTACCTTCTATTATGAAATTTGTTATCAAAATGCATTTGATAAAGATTGCGAAGGACCAACCCTTTCTACAACTGGTTTTAGGGTTACTGAGTATCCTAACTTTGATGTTTATCTCGAAGATAGGGATGGTAAAATTGTCCTATATAGACTAGATAGCGTAACTGGCGAGAAAGTTGTTCTTGACAGCGAAGTTGGTGATATTGATTATGAAAAAGGCGAATTAAAAATGTACGCTTTGACTATTATCAAAGGTAGTTTCTTTGATAATAGAATTTCTGTTAGGGTAAAACCATTGTCTAATGATGTCAAGGCACTCCGTGAGGTATATCTTGATGTTGATGTTGCTAATTCATCGTTCACTGCATACAAAGAGTAAGTAAATGCCTGCTAAGACTAAGAGAATTTCAACTCTAATTGAGTCTCAACTTCCTTCATTTATTTCTGATGAGTACGAACTTTTTGCTAGGTTTGTAGAGAAGTATTATGAATCACAAGAAGTTCAAGGCGGTCCTTTAGACATTGCTAATAATCTTTCAACTTACTTAGATATTGATTTTTATGAGAAGGATATTCTCAAGCAAAATGATGTTTTGGTTGGAAACATAAGCGAAACTGATACTTCTATTACATTAGAGGATGCATCATCATTTCCAGAAAAAAATGGTTATGTAAGAATTAATGATGAAATTATATTTTATGCATCCAAAGTAGGAAATGAGTTACAAGAGTGTTTTAGAGGTGTTAGTGGAAATACTAAACTAGGAGATCTGTATTCTTCTAGCAATTTTCAAAGCACTGATGCAGGTGCTCATTACTCTGGGGCAACTGTTTATAATATAAGCAATTTATTTCTTTATGCATTTGTAAAAAACTTTGAATCTCAATACTTAGGATCATTCCCAGAAAAGTATCTTAAAGGTGAAGTAGATAAGAGAACTCTTATCAAAAACATTCAAAAGTTCTACAAATCAAAAGGAACTGCGAGTTCTATCAAATTTATATTCAATACTATTGTTTCTAGAGAACCTAATGATTCTCCAGAAGTATACAATCCTAAAGATTTTACATATAAGGTTTCAAAATCTGATTGGATTAGTGCATATGCCATCAAAGTAAAAGTTTTGAGTGGAGATCCAAAATCTTTAGTAGGTCAAAGAATTGTTCAACCAGAGACTGAAGAATATGGATTTATTTCTGCAGTTGTAGATAATGTAAAAGAATCTGGTAATTATGATGGCGAACAAATTTGGGATATTATTTTAGCACCAGAGACTGTAACTGGAAAATTTGCTGTTTCGACAAAAACAACACTAACAAGAAATCTAAGTCAAAATGATGGTGTTGGAAAACGTGTAAATGTATTCTCTACTGTTGGATGGGAAAATACAGGAAGTATTTTAATTGGATCTGAAGTCATTACATTTGAAGAAAAAAATGTAAC